CGTTTACTACACAGCCTCTCCAAGTAAGCGCAATAGAAAAGGATGGAGCTCGCAGTACATCATTGCCAACTCCTCAGCTAGTGGATCGATCTATGAGACCGCTGGCCGTAAAAATCCTGGAGGAGATTCAAAGAGTAAATCTAATAACCCGGGCGCTGGTGCTAATTTCATCAGTCGCATGGGACCTTTGTACGGTCAGGGCGATAGTCGCGGCCGCATGATCTTTAGGGCATGGCATGAGGATCAGGGCAAAGCTACGGCTGCCGTTATACGAGCTCTGGAAAACACCATCGCAGCCTTTAATCAGGGCCGTTACGACAAGGCTGCATAATGAAATTACCTGATTTATTTGTAAACGCGATAGCAACCTTTGACGGCAGGGCTCTTGCCAAAGGTCAAAAACAAATCAGCGGCTTTGAAAAAGGCGTAAAGAGTTTTGCTAAAACTTTTGGCGTCGCCTTTAGCGCCGCAGCCGTTGTGCAGTTTGGCAAGGCATCCATTACCGCTTTTGCCGAAGCTGAACGCGAGGCGACCGTACTGGCTAACTCGGTTAGGAACCTTGGCCTTGCCTTTGATCAACCAGCCGTCGATGCCTACATTGAGAAGATAGGCAAGCTTTACGGTGTTACAGGCGGTCAAGCTGTCCCGGCCATGCAGGCCCTATTAACAGCTACTGGATCAGTATCTAAATCGATAAGCATTTTCAATACGGCTTTAGATGTAGCCGCCAGCACAGGTTACGATGTTACCGATGTCGCGCAAAGTTTATCTCAGGCATATCTTGGAAACACTAAATCCTTAAAGAAATATAACACGGGCCTTAGCGCGGCAGAATTAGCAGCGGCTGATTTCAACGATCTACAAAATATACTAAACAAGAATTTTGCGGGCGCTGCAACACAGGCCGCCGGTACCTATACAGGGCAGATGGGAATCTTAACTGAACAGGCCAATAAAGCTAAAGAGATTATTGGTAAAGGTTTAGTCGATGCCTTAATGATTTTAGCCGGTGACACTACAGCCGAGGATTTTGCAGAGACGATGAAAGAGGCTGCGGAAAGTACAGCTGCGCTTGCAACTAATCTGGCCACAGTAATTAAAACAATAAACGCGCCTTTAAATGCCGTTGCAGGAGGCTTGGCTTGGTTTATTGAAAAGACCCAGCCGTTTGTAGATTTAATCGTTGAGGGAGATCCGTCAGGATTCTTAAAGGGACCATCAAAGACACCCGGCACTGGTGCAAGATCTAAGAGCCCTGCCGGAACTGCCGCTGCCGCCAAGGCTAGAGCTAAGGCTGAGGCTGATGCAGCTCGTCGTGAAAAGGAAAGATTAGCTCTAATTAAAAAGGGTCAAATAGCCGAAAAGAATAAACTGTCATTATCAAAGGCTGCGGCCGTATTTGATACTAATCGCATATCTATCGCTGCTGCATTACAGGCAACGTATGACAAAGAGACACGTTTACGCCTCGAGGCGCTTATGGCTATTGAAGATGAAAATGGAACTTTAGCTTTACAAAAAATCAGCGAACTTGCAGCCTTTCAGAAAAATGCGAATATGGACAAATTAAAGGGAATCACGGAAATTAGTGATGCCACGTTAGCCGCCCTCAATGCTCAACTCCTGGCTGAGTTAAAAGTTATCAACGATAGCGAAATGGCCGAGGGCAAGAAAGAGGAAGCCCGACAGATTGCCTTTGGTAAATACAACGAGGCCCTGACCAAGGCTGGCGAACTAGCTGCCAAGGAGCAATACAGCGAACGTGTACAGATCCAATTAACCGAAATTGCTAGACTTGCCTCTTTAAGTAACACAACTAATGCGGCTCTTACTTTAGGCAAACTCCGAGAATCTGCTGAGCTATCTATGATCGAACGTATTGCCGAGGCACAGAGAAAAGCCGATGAGGCGCGATTAAAGGCGTTGCAGGATTATCTAAATTTATTAAGCAAGGTGGGAGGCGCTGGTAGCAGTGGTCTGACTAACATAGGCGGTACCAATTTTGTTACAGGTCCAGTCATTTCAACCAAGGCTATTTTAGATACCGTTGCAGCTACGGCTGCGGCTACGTCCGTCTTAGCCGGCGATATCAGCACTACAGAGTTTTACAATAGCCTTACCTCTAGTCAGAAAGAGGACCTAGGCGGGTACAGTCCTACGATGAATTATGGCTCAGGTTATCCGCAGACCTATAACATAAATATAAATGCCGGTGCTATTGCGGCACAGGACGAGTTTGCTGGGTTAATCCAAGACACTATCCAACGCCTTAACCGAGGCGGGGATCCCCTCACAACCGCGGGCGTACTATGACCGTCCCTACAATCAATGCGGTTATTAACTTTTCCACCGGTCCGGCTTTCGCTCAAGCCATGATTTTAGGTAGCGGGCAATTAGGTACAAACGTACTGGCAGACTCTGAGGCATTAATCGTCGATGTATCTAACCAAGTCGATGGTGTTACAACTACCAGAGGCCGTAATGCTCAAGCCGATGTATTCCAGACCGGAACATTAACTCTGCGTATTGTAGATCAAAATGGTGACTTTAACCCGCAAAATCCTGCCGGGCCGTATTATGGATTACTCACGCCTTTACGTAAGGTGCAGATTACTGGTACTTATGCCGGTACCGAGTATCCAATGTTTAGCGGGTTCATTACAAGTTACACAACGACCACACCAAAGATGGCTACGGATGTCGTATATACAACTATTACGGCAGTCGATGCCTTTAGACTTTTCCAGAATAGCCAGATTTCAACAGTTACCTTAGCTGAAGCCGGTGACTTGCCGGGCGAGCGCGTAAACGCCATCCTTGACGAGATCGCGTGGCCGCCATCAATGCGCGAGATCCAATACGGCGACACAATATTTCAGGCAGATCCCGGGACGGCTCGTACGGCATTACAGGCATTACAGACGGCGACCATATCCGAATATGGGGCTTTGTATATCAATGCCAGAGGGTCGGTAGAGCTACACGATCGCGCCTTTTGCATAGAATCCCAAGCCTTGCCGCCGGTTGTGTTTAATGACAATGGAACCGAAATTACGTATTTCAACGCCGTTTGGCGTTTAGATGATACTCAGGTATATAACTCGGCCTCGATTACAAAGATAGGCGGGACAGCTCAGCTTGCGCAAGATGATGCCTCTATCGAGGAGTATTTTGTACATTCATATAACCAGACAAATCTGGTAATGGATACAAATCAGGCAGCCTTAGATTATGCCCGAGCCTACGTGGCCAGTCGTAAAGACACACAGACCCGATGCGATGCCATCGAGCTAGATCTATACACTCCGGACTATAATGCCGGAATCATTGCGGCCCTAGATTTAGATTTTTTTGATCCGGTAGAGATTACAACTAATCAACCGGGTAACTCGACTCTTGAGCAGACCCTGCAAGTGTTTGGTGTTCAGCATCGGGTTACGCCTAACTCTTGGAAAACGACTTTTACAACACTAGAGCCGATTATCGACGGCTTTATATTAGACTCATCACTATACGGAGTGCTCGATACCTCCGTGTTAGCATACTAAGGAGTAAGGATATGGCGGCTGGACAAGGTTTTAAGACCTTTACTACCGGTGAGGTATTAACTGCCGGCGATGTAAACGGCTACCTCATGCAAGGAGTACTCGTTTTCGCGAGTGCCGCAGCTCGTAACGCTGCAATTACATCGCCTCAAGAGGGGCAGTTTGCGTTTACTAAAGATACTAACGGCCTTTGGTATTACGACGGTGCAGCTTGGGTAGCCTCAGGAGCTACGGGAGACATCGAGGGAGTTACCGCAGGTGTAGGTATTACCGGCGGAGGTACATCCGGGACCGTAACTATTACTAACGATATGGCTACTACAATCACGGCAAGCGGCGATATCGTAGTAGGTACTGGTAGCGGCACTTACGATAATTTACCTATCGGTACTACAGGCCAGATTTTAACGGCAGATACAACAGTTAGCCCGTATAAAGTAAAATGGGCTACGGCGGCTGCGCCCTCTAGCGGTATGACTTTAATTAGTACTGCTTCATTTTCAGGTGTTTCTAGTACAGGCACAACTTTTGATGGCGTTTTATCTAGTACATATACTTATTACCAAATAATGTACTCCGTATATGGCAGCGTTAATGGAGCCGCTTTACAAATGCAATTAAGATACGCAGGGCCAACAACGCAAACTACAGGATATTATTGGCTCAATGATGTAATAGAGGGCGCAGGGCCAAGCTCTACGCTTACGCGTAATGCTGCTGCTAGTGAGGTACAACTATCCACTTACGTATCAAGTGCAGGCAGAGGCACACGCGGCGAGGTAAATTTATTTACAAACGATCCAAGCGGCGGTCAAAGAGTCGCATTTTTATTTAATGCTTTTTTTATGGATAATCAAGGCCAAGCTAGCGGTGCTGGGCAGCAAGATACTGGTCGCGCATATACGGGTTTCTTATTCAAACCAGCATCAGGAACACTTACAGGCACTATTTCCGTCTATGGATTGGCACTTTAATGACTACAAAAGCAGAAAAAATGGCAGTATTAAAACTAGAATATCCAACATTGCGCGTGGGCGATGATAAGCGGGGCTACACAGATTTAAGCCCTGCGGATTATGAAACCGAAATTGAGCGATGGGCCGATAATCAATTAGCGGATGAAGCAAAAGCGGCACAAGCCGAAGCACAGGCGCAGGCCAAACTAGATGCACTAGATAAATTAACTGCGCTTGGAATTGATCCTAAGGCACTAGGGTTTTAATGCTAACAAGCTACAACGGATACCCGGCCTCTAAAGATCCTAAAGAGATCGGCATAAAGTCTTACCCCGTAAAGGGGACGGCTCTAAAGCTAAGGTGCGCCGAGAGTGTTGGGCCTCTCTTGGCCGCCTTTGCTGCGGAGTTTCATGAGTTAATCGAGCCGATAGATAACGGCGGTTTAGACGATTGGGGTTATGCCTTTCGGATGGTACGAGGCACTACTGACAAACTCAGTAATCACTCATCCGGGACGGCTATAGATCTTAATGCAACTCGACACGCTCTCGGTAAGGTGGGAACTTTTCCGGCTGAAAAGGTACCTATGATCCGGGCGCTCGCTAAAAAATACGGCCTCAAGTGGGGCGGCGATTACGTTAATCGTAAAGACGAGATGCATTTTGAGGTAGAGGTATCAGCTACAAAAGCGAAAGAACTAATAACAAAGTTAGGATTACAAGATGCCTAAATCGGCAGTTTTCTCAGTAGGTACAACCGCAAGCGTAGTAGTACCGGCTTTAATTGGAGATCAGAGCGTTTACTTACATAGTGCAAGCGGTACGTTATACATCGGTGGTACAAACCTAACTACGGCTAACGGTTATCGCATGGATAACGGCGATAAACTAACCATTATGGTAGGCGATAACGAGGCCTTATACGCCATTACTACGGCAGGTACAGCTACTCTTTACGTGTTGAGTCAGATCAACTAAAGGGCATTACAGGAGCGCACAATGAAAAAGCAAGCAATCGAGGCGGGTAAGTCATATCTCCGGGCGGCTATTAGCTGCGTGGGAGCCCTGTACTTATCCGGTATTAATGATCCAAAAGTATTGGCTAACGCGTTTATCGCCGGGCTAATCGGACCTTTACTAAAGGCTTTAACTCCGTCAGAGAGTGCTATCGGAATTAACGCTAAGTAATGGAAAGGGCCCAGCTCGCAGTCGGTCTAGCTTTGGGGAGCTTTACCATTTTGGGGCTGGGGGCTGGGCTCGTCCGTCACCTTGTTAAGTACTATCTTGCGGAATTAAAACCCGATGGCAACGGCGGCCACAACCTCGCCGGGCGCGTGGAAAGAATTGAACAACGTGTGGATCGAATTTACGAGATCCTGCTAGAGGATCGCCTAGCCAAGTAGCGACACGCCAAAAGGCTATACGCTTTGAAATCTGACAAATTGCCCTCATACTGATACTACAAACGCTGAGAGGGCTACTCGGTTAGTAGCTTAATCAGCCTTAACAAAGGGCTAATAAATGAACAGTTTAGATATCTTAATCGGCTTGGGCGCATGCGGCCTAGGCTTTCTATTTATGGTGGCAGGTTACGCTATTGGATACCGTGAGGGACATGGCGAGGGTTACGTACGCGGGCGCGCTATCGCAAAGGCTCTGAAAGAACAGGAGCTAATCTGATGGGATTCTTGGATAATTACGAGGATGTAAATGCAAGGATTAAGCGCTTTAGATCTGAATTCCCGTCCGGGCGATTAATTGCCTATATCGAGGATATTGACATTATCAAGGGCACGGTGCTGGTTAAAGCTGAGGCATACCGTGAGTTTGAGGATTTAGTACCTAGCGCTGTGGATTATGCCTTTGGCAATGTAGCAACCCTGACTAACAATATGAAAAAATGGCTGATTGAGGATACTGTCACTTCGGCTTATGGCCGCGTAATCGGATTATTGACACCAAGTGAACATGCAAGACCTACGGTTCAAGATATGCAAAAGGTAGAGAACCTGCCGGCCGATGGGGATCCATGGAGCACAAAGGCCTCGATAGAGGATATGGCCACTATGGCTTCATCAATTTTGGAAATTGGCACTCAACTTGGTGGTGAATTAGTAGCTGAAGCGCCGCAATGTTCGCATGGCCATATGGTCTGGGCCGAGGGAACGGCCAAGGCAACCGGAAAACCGTGGGCCTGTTACAAATGCACCGAACGCGTACGAGCTAATCAATGTACGCCTCGCTGGTATGTACTGGCCTCAGATGGAAAATGGAAGCCTCAGGTATGACAAAGCAAAGACTGATTATGATCCTTGTTATTTTTGAGGTCGCGGCTCTTATTGGTATGGGAGTACTCATATGGGCGAAATAACCTTTATTAAAAATGGCATATCTACAACTATCCACGATGATGGATCTACTAGCTCTACGACGGTCGATAAGTGCGATTATTGCGATGAATGGGTTGGAACACTTGGCGGCTTAACTATCCGGGATATTGGCAATGAGGTATTAACGTGGTTATGTGCCAAATGTCGCGCGTAGCCAAGGTTGTACTTGATCGCAGCCAGGAGATAACTGCACATCAAAAAGGCCTCGATCGAGCTATTGCTATAAATGCCGATCCAACCGATGCTAATCAGTTTGGCCAGCGCTTTGCCAATTACCATGAGTTCATATGGCAAAAGGCGGAGGCTTGCGGAGCTGAGACGGCGGTTGCTAATTACTTTGGCGATTTTGGCTTTGTGCCTAAAGTAAATACCTTTCATGATGAAGCCGATGTAGGCCAAAACATAGAGGTCAAGTGGACCAAACACGCTAACGGCCACCTAATCATGCAGAACAGGCCAAACCCGAGACCAAATGACGTGGCCATTCTTGTAACCGGGTTTAGTCCGGTGTACATATTGCTGGGCTGGATGCCTGTCCATATGGCAATGCAGCCAAAATACAAACATCCTTATCAGGATAATTACTGGGTACCACGATCTAACCTATTCGAGATTCAATATCTAAAGAGGTCCAGCTATGGGGTATAAAACTAAATGCCGCCTATGCGCTCGCATAACGGAGCATATTGAACGAGTCGTAACCGACAACCTGCCGCCGTACGTTAAAACGATGCAATGCGTTAAATGTGGGGTTATGGGTATCGTATTAACCGAGGATATCAATGAAGCCGAGGTAATTAAATGAGCGATCAGCTAGATATGGACTTTGACCACGATCTAATCGATACCGGGTCATCGGATGATTACTACACACCAGCTCACATATTCGAGGCGTTGGACATCACCTTTGACCTTGACGTGGCATCGACTGCTGGGGGTATTCCATGGATCCCGGCTAAACGTTATTACACCATCCTCGATGATGGCTTGAAAGCACCATGGGAGGGAACGGTGTGGATGAACCCGCCATATTCTGCCCCACGTCCATGGATTGAGAAATTCATAGCTCATGGTGATGGGATTTGTTTAGTGCCTACCTCAAAGGCTAACTGGTTTAAGCAGGCATGGGATCAAGCAGATGGCGTGTTATGTATGGAGCCAAGTCTTAAGTTTGTACGTGGTAATAGCTTTGCACAGATCCAATACCTGACCATTATGTTCGCCATGGGCACTAAGGCTGTGGATGCATTAAAGGGTTCCGGGTTAGGTCGTGTCCGATGATTATCTATGATTTCTTCGCCGGAACCGGCAGCGCAACTCAAGCATTCGAGGATGCTGGTCACAGAGTAATCAAGGTCGAATTAGACCAATACTTCGAAGCTCATGAGAGAGACATTCTCGCTCTAAATGCGGCTTATTTGGTTGAGAAATACGGTAAACCGGATTTCATCTGGGCATCGCCACCATGTACAACCTTTAGCGTTGCATCATGTAGCACTTATTGGACTCCGGAGGGGACACCTAAAAACGACAAAGCTCTTGCTGGTATCCAAATGGTCAAACACACCATAAATTTGATTAAAGCCCTAAATCCATCAAAAGGTTACATTATTGAGAATCCGCGGGGGATGCTTCGCAAGCAGTCCATCATGGATTTCATGGATCGCCGCACCGTGACATATTGCCAATATGGGGATACGCGAATGAAGCCAACTGACCTTTGGGGTCGAGTCGATGGTTGGAATCCACGTCAGCATTGTAAAGCGGGAAATCCATGTCATGAATCGGCTCCGCGAGGCTCAAGAAATGGAACTCAAGGAATCAAGGGCGCTAGAAATCGATCACGAGTACCCTATGAATTAAGTTTGGAGTTACTCAATGCAATTAAATAAGTTATCCACAAGCATGAATAACCTGTGGATGACACGCAGGCGACCCGTTCAAGTTATCCACATAATTGCTTTGTATTTGACTGTGGGAGTACGCTCCACACTCGCTGGCGAGCCGCTGAGGCGGGTAGCTCGCAGGCGTAGTTTGGTGCTATTGGCCGTGCTGTGTGTATTAGGCACTACACCAGCCTTAGCTGTAAATACACCTAAAGACATTAATAACTACAAGCTATACACGCATATGAAACTCGTAGATGCTAAACAATATCGATGTGTAGAGCTGTTATGGAATCGTGAGAGTAGATGGGATCCACGTGCTGACAACCCTAAATCGTCAGCCTTTGGGATTCCACAGCTACTGCGTATGAAGCTATTAGA